GTATTTCACCTGCTTAACCCCTGAATTTTGCCTCCCCCTACCCATATGTTTCCATATGATTGCAAATAAATATAAACATACGGCTGGGTGGCTTACATTATCGTGAGATCTCTATTACTTGCTAAGTCAATACCAGTGATGTATGGTTGCTTTACCCCATGACCGCAGCAAGCCGACGTTGCCCCGTCGATATGTCCCAAGCAAGCATCATACTCAATCTTATGGCCTCGGCCATATGCAATCACCATCGCTTAACCCTCCTAATATCTAATCTCATGTCTGCCCTTGACCGAATTGCATCGAATACAAAGTGGTTGATGATTCTCGGGATCAAAAAACTCCGGACTGCCCGGAGCACACGGTTTAATGTGGTCAACACACTCGCTCAATGCACCGCATTTGACGCAAAACAGGTGCTCGGGCTGTCTCAGGTAATGCTTGCTGTACCGCTGCCATCTTGCATTATACCCACGTTCGTACGCACTCCCCCGCCGCTTGTCCTCATCTTTCTGCGCCAATGGCTTGCATTCATCACAATATGTCTCACGGGTAAGATTAACGCCACATCGGGCACACGGCCTAAATGCTTTGTTTGGCATTATGACCTAAAGACTACATTTAATAAAGATATAATCAGCCCAGCCAATAACAAACATAATAATAAATTACTTGTATTCATTTTGCTTTTCTCCCGTGTGCTCTTTGCGTTCCTTATCCTTAACAATCACCAGCTTAATCGCCGGGTTTGGCCGCCAATAAAAATAATTCCAAGTTGCCGGCACAAACTCTTTCATCCGTGTGTCCTCCAATAATTCCGCTCACTTTCCTTGCGTTCTCTCTCGGTTACTTTTCGCATCAATTTTACCCTGCCATCCCAAAACGGCCATATAAACCATGTCCAAATAAAATCCAATACCGGGCCGGTATCGTTCATAACCTCGCCGCAACTTTTACAATGTTGGGCTTTAAAGGGCCAGAACCATATATAAGCCGGTTCCAAGTCTTGCTTATTACAACATTTATATTCTTTCATTTCTTTCCGCTTCTTTCTCGTTCCACCTTGTATATTTCCGTTATCAGCCACTCTTTGCCGCAACATTTAAACACAATCCGCCCCGGCTCGTCGGGCATAGGCTTATGGCAGATAGGGCATTTAAATATCATGACAGCCTCTTCAGAAACTTATCAGACAATATCTGCTTAATCTCGCTGTAATCCATGCCAATATCAATCATACCTTGAGATACCTTTTCCAGCCGGGTTATCTCATATAACTGATATTGATTGACATATTGACGGACATTAGCATTATTGGCCAACATAAATGTCTCACGGTATTTCTTAGCGTTCATGCCTAAAACAAGTTTATAGATAAGATCGGTAAAAGTCTTATAAGCATAGCCATGCATCTTCTCATCGAGTCCAGATTCCTTTAGCGTATCGGTAAGTTCATTACGAACTAATTTACTTATTTCTCGGGTTACATTATCCCGCTCTTTTAAAGCAATTTGTTTCAATTTATCTTCGATTTTGATAAAATAATCACGTGCTATTTCGCCATTTACAGTATGAGATTTCATAGCTAATTTTTTAGCAAATGAAGCTGTTAATTTATAATCCTGTGCAAATTGGCCTCTTTGTGAATACTCGCCACCCGTGGCGAATGAAAAATAATCTATATCCTCTTCCGTAAATTCATTATTTACAATATTTCGTTTTACCCATCTTGAATAATGGCTCATTTCACCGCTAAGATATTCATAAAGCTTTCTTGCTGTAGTTTTACCTTCACCATCAATTCCTAATACAATTTCAATCGGTGTAAGTTTACTTGAATCATGATTTTGTACTGCTAAATTTCCCATCATCAATCCCACCTTTATATTTATTTAAGTGGGAAAGGCCGGTAATTGTCCGGCAAAATCCCAATAAAAAAACAACCCCGAAGGATTGCTAATTTACAATAAAAAAGCAGTCATCTCTGACTGTATAATTTCGCGCCCGGTGACAACTGACCGGGCTTAAGTTAGTTTGTCTACGCCAGTTCGGGCCGGTTGCTGCCACTTATGTAACTATATGACCGTCTGTGTTGCCATATCGGTCATCGCTCAATAGTCAATGACATTTTGAGCTTTGCAACAATATGTTATTTTTGACTCACTAGGCGGAGTCAACCGGCCCATTTATAACGCGCTGACTCGGCGCGGATACAATATCAAAAAGCCACCTCTTTGGCGGCTCTCGACAATCTCACTATATACCCTATATCCCCTATAATCAACCAATAACCCGGCAAAATGCGGCAAACTTTTGCAAAAAATAACCGGGTTTAATCCCGGTCTATAAACTCCTTGACTGCTTGCAATATTAACTCTCGTAAGCTGATCCCCTTGTCTACTGCCTTATGCTTAGCTACGTCCCATAGCTCTTTAGGGATGTCATTGAGCTTATAACCTCCCTGCGTACAGGACTCGCGGAACATTTTGCGGGCTATTATCGCGACATTGACCTGTTTGCCCTCGGCTCTCAGCCGCTCAATCTTAATCTCAACATCGGCGGCGCACTCCCGACAAAGGAGAGTGCCACCCAGACTAATTCCGCCAATTGCCTTTTTGCCACATGCTGCACAGTTTGACATATCAGTATACCTCCAGTTCGGCCAATTTAGCGCCAATCACGCTATCAATGATATCCCAGGTTACAAACATAACATCATCAAGCAGCATATCATAACAATTGTCTGTATCAAAATCCTCTACGGTCAAAGTGACTTTTAGCAACAACTCGTTATAGTCGTCGTTACTATCGTCGGCTAAAATCTCAGCGATAATTTGCCGACCTTTTTCGGCTGCATCGGCCTTGGTAAATACCGCATGTGGCGCGGCTTGAGCTAATAATTCGATAGTTTTTAACATCTTCAACACTCCTTATTTTTTTCCGGCCTTGTGATCGTTCCCTTTTGGGAGGGCATTAGCCCCGAAAACCGGGGCCGCTCTGCTAATATTGATTTTGAGGTTTCCAGTAGCATCGACAAGCAAATGGGTCTTTATCGGTCGCTAAATCAAAAGTTGTTTTGACGCCAATATCTTTATAATCGTCAAATTCGTAATAGTATTTTTCCCATTTTTCGGCTTCTTTTCGGCTAATTCTGTTCCATCGGCTATTAGGATTATCACCAAAATTTTCGTTCAACCAAGCTTGTAATTTTTTTTCGTCCTCCTGCTTCGCCGCGATAATTTCCGATTCGTTGGAAAAGCCTCGTTTCATTAAGATATAATAAACGTTCATTTTTAATCTCCTTCCGCCCGTATCGGGTGGGCAACCTTTATCTTGATATAAGTATAACATTTATAATCTTTATAATAAATAGGTCTTTAGACTCATTCTCCAAATCATAATTATCAATCTCGGCAGGAGATAACTCCCGATCATACGTAACCCATCCCCAATAATGTTGCCCTTGGTTTATATCCTCCTCTTTGACCTCTATAAACCCTCTTGGCTGACATCCCGGACCCGGCGGACGCAGTCTGTAAAAATATTTAAACATTTCAATCACCCTTCCTTCAAGCAACCTTTTATTTGCCATTTATATTCAAAACATCGGCCATGCCCGCCAACGGATTTTGTACCTTACTATACCCTTTTGCAACTGTATTTCTGAGCAGCCATAGAGCGGCAGAGATATCGTCCATCAAATCAAGATTTGGTATTGCGGTTTTACGGCTTTTTAGCTTATAGATTTTCCCTCGATATTCGACCGTTGGCATATAGTTTATTTTTTTCATTTCAAATCGTCCTCTCCTTTCCAGTCCCCTTCTTAGGGCAGGGCTTTCGCCCCCGCACGATTTTTACGCCGACTTTTGATTCCAACATTTTTTGCAATCGCAATAACCAGTCGTTTTACATATTAAATTGCAGTTTTTCAAAAAATCACATGGACAAAATTTTAAGATCAAAGCTTTACTGTTATATCCCGTTTCCTTTGCAACCTTTTCGGCTATTGTCATTTCCCCCATCCCCTTTCTGCCGGGTTTGTGACCGGCTTGCCGCATTAGCGGGGTTTCCCCCGTCACTCTGCGTTATTGGCTGCTCTATGTTCTAACTCTTGTTTTATCCACTCGCGAACCTCGTTAATTTCTTGTTTCGCTTGTTGCGCTTTCCACACTGGTGTTCCTAGGTGTCGGTAAACTGGGATGTCACCCTCTATTGCCTGTAGTTCTTGTAGTTCATATTTATAATCATCATCAAGTGTTAAGCCGTCTTTTACGTTCTGAATTCTCTCGATCAATGTCATTGCAAATATCCCCTTTCGTTTCTTGATTACATTTACATTATACCATTATAAGGTCTTAATGTCAATATCTTTTTCAAAAGTTTTTTACGCCTTTTACCTGCTGTTTTAGGTTCCATTCTATTAATAGTAAAACATTTGACATTATGAAGTCTTAATGGTATAGTGATATTAAAATTATTAAGGAGGGAAAAACATGAAAACAGACAAGAAAAAAAGCGAAATCAGGTTAGATCTCGTTTTATACAACAAAATTTACGATCTGGTCTATATCCAGAAAAAATTTAAATCACTTAATGAAGCCTACGAATCCCTGCTAGAACTGGGAATTGAAAAGTTTACGGAAAATGTTTAAAATAGTTGTTGACATTATAGTGTCATAGTAGTATTATAGTAGTAGGAAATGAAATTGAAGGAGATGTTGGAAATGAAGAAAATAACAAATTTGGAAGCGTTAGAGTATGAAGGTTTTGCGGCTGCTACAGAAAAGGACGAAAAAAAAATTAATGAAGCGTTAGCAGCAGAATTAGAAATCTATTATGACGATAAGACATTGAGAGTATATGTCAATCAAGATTATTATTTAGCAGATTTAAAAAATGCTTCATGAAACCGCGCGGGAACGGCAAAAAAGAATTCAAGCGGAACGTTTGGCAGCGGGATTGTGCAAATATTGTGACAATCCCCGCCCGCCGGGAAATAAAAATTTTTGTGCTATACATAACAAGCGCCATTTGGCATATAGCCGTAAATGGCGACACGAACACAAGAAACAAGTAGTAAAAATCACTCAAAGACAAGCGCGACGTTTGCAAAGTGAAGGCAAATGCATTCGCTGCGGCAAACCGCGCAGGGATTCAGAGAGCAAATGGTTGTGCGTAGAATGTTTGGAGCGGAATAGGCAATATGAGTACTTCCGAACTCGTAAAGATTATCAAAAATCTCGTTACCATGCTCGCCGCGCAGCGGGACTTTGCGCCAGATGCGGCAAGCCGTCACGGAAATCTATCTGCGACGAATGCAGGAAAAAATATTACGACAAATAGCATCCTACTGCCGGTCGGGGAAAACCGGCGTAGTAGTAGTAAAAAACCACCTTGATGGTGGTTATTTTTTTAAAAACTCTTGCATCTTTTTTAAGGCGGAATCCCTTTTGTACCGGCAATCCCTATCGCTCATATACGCTATTTTTGTTATATCCCTCCATTTGTAATTAGGCCGCATGTAATAGTATTCCACAATCGTCCTTTCCTCCGGTGTTAACAGGTCAAGCATGATGTCAATCACCAAAATGTCATTTTCCAGCCGCCACTTGTCATATTTTAGCTTTTTAATCGGTGCGTCTTGGTCTAATAACTTTTGCACTTTTTTGTATACCGGATCGCTTGTCTCTGTCCCATGCGGCAGCCCGTCATTGTTTGCCGCCGCCAGCGCCGATCTCCTATTTAATTCAGCCTCTAATTTGTGGCTGGTAATATCTTTGGCATTTTGCATATTGTTATAGGCTCTCAGCGTCGCTTTGATGTCCATGTTGCTATCAAGCTCAACTATGATACAGTTATCCATTTTGGCATCAAGATTGCCCGATATATTTGCAACAAATCGCCGCTCTTTTAAATTATAAAGTTTGGTCTTTGTCATCCTTGACCTCCTTAATAGTTTTGTATAACGCCATAACCAAATCATAAGTATATTTTCTCAGCCATTCTTTGGCGATTAATATTGTAATAGTAAAACACCCAAACAGCCCAAACCATAGCAGTGCAAATCCCAGTAATCCGCCCCAAAATGCAATTCCAAACGATACTGCCATAGTTGATAGTAGTAGTAAAAAGTAGTACATTAGCACCCTCCTTATTTAATATCTTGGCCACGGTTCAGATGGTTCAACATAATCATCTTTTGGTTTTGACTTGAATCCCCAACAACAACCATCCGTATTGTGTGCTCTACATAATCCTAAATTTGTAATCCTCTTTCCGCCTTTTACATAATCCGGCTCTTGCAAAGTATATTTTTTACAATTAAATGCATCATTAGTCCATTTGCACTCCTTACATATCGCCCACCTGCGCTTGATTAGCCAATAAATTAATCTAATCATTAATCCGTCCTCCCGTCCTTTGGATACTTAACCCAATTTCTCTCCTTAACCTCGTTCCATGCCGTTTCTACCGCGCTTTGCAGGTTGATTCCTCTTTTGTTGCAAAGCCCTGCCAAATATATCACAATGTCCCCTATTGCATCTTTAGCCGCTGCCATATGCTCTACTTTTGTCCCTCGTATGCCCTGATCCATTTTCAAGATAGCATGGGATAATTCTCCAATTTCTTCGACAATTCCATAAAAACACTCATGCCTCCCTGCATTCGGAAAATTCTGTTCCTGCCAAACTCCCTGTTCAAGCTGTAATTGTTCAAAATCAAATATGTCGTTCATCCTTAATCATCTCCAATAAAATATTTTTCGCCATCGATTTCGACAAACGGAAACATCCTAACTGCACCAATAATTCTGCTGTATTCAAACATAGAATCATAATCACATTTTTCTGGTAAACAATCTTCATAAGCCCATTTAACTCCTCTGTCGTCAAAGATTGCTTTTATTAACATTTTGTTTAATGCTTCGGATCTTTTAATCCAATATGGTAGCGCCTCGCGGGATTCGGCGATAAACTTAACGTCTTCTTGAGTTTTTGGTATGAACCAAACATCTCTTGTAATATGTTTAGTTTGAATAATGTCTCCATTGCCATCTATCCACCACGGCCCCGGCGTTGCCTTATTACATAATTCCAAATCATTCTGCGCATCCCGTTTCATTTTATCCACCTCCAAACTATTATTACGACACCTATTGTAACAATGATACATCCTATTACTTCTGCCAAATTCGGCCCAATTTCAATCATTTCAACCCCGCCTCCTTCTCGGCAATATTCTTCAATCGTTCTTTTTCCAATAATGTTACGCAAACTGCTAACGCTGCCCACATATCGTTTGCCATTCCAAGCAATGGCCCCGGTTTGGCTTTTGTCCCAATTTGCGGTATTTTGCCGCCCCCGATTCGTGGAAACATATCAATTAGGGCTTGCCTGATATTTGCGTCCTTAGCTTTCATATTGCCGCACAAGGTGATTTTTTCTTCTCGCCGGTAAATATATTCAGGTACTTTACCCAGCCTTTCAACAAACCGCCCAATCCAAAGACAAGTTTCAAAAACTTCCTTGCCGACTGTCATCCCATAACTCGCTATCATTTCAATTCCAATTTTATTTCCTTGGGTAGGCCATTCGCTGCATTTTTTCAGCATTTCGTCATTGCTGATTTTGTCCTTGTCTAATATCCGAATTTCTTTTTCTCGCGTTTCAATCACACAAAACGCCGACATTTCCGGACCCGGATCGATTCCGATTATTTGCATCCTTCCCCCTCCTTTCCTTTTCCAAGTCGATGTCTATAATCGCCGCTACTAGCAAGTTTTGTTTTAGTGATTGTTTAGTTGGTGATTTTATTTGGATGGTTCGCATTGTCCCGCCCCCGATTCTGGATTTTCGTAAATATTACCGATAACGATACAATTCTTTGGATTAATTAGATCTTCACCTTCATAACCAAATGATTCATTTTTAAGCCAAAATCTAAATCTATCAAGAGTTACAATATCTTGTCTTAATTTTTTCATTGGCAGTTCGTTTTCTTCGTCCCAGTTATCCCAATCAAAAGTTTGTATAGAGACAATATACCCTTCATAGATTTCCACGCCAGTTTTATCAATTAGCCCGGTAAATTCCATTAATTCAAATTCTTCCAAAGACCGCCATTTCCCAGCTCTCGCCGTTTTTTTTGTGATTGGAAAACATAAAACCATATTTTGGATAAAATCGATACCCATTACGTCACACATTTCTTCTTTGACTTTATCCCAAGCTTTAAGTTTAAGCTCCTTACTCATCCCCCCACCTCCAAAAGCTTAACAGTTTTCATATTCACTTTGTGAACCACACATTTACAAGCGGTTAAATCTTCGTCCGGCAAATATTCTCCTTTTTCAAAATACCCAACTATAAAGGCGTGTTTTTCGCTAATTTGGATTAAATTACCGGTTACTATCTCCCCGCTATCTATGCAAATACCAGAAAATTTAAATTTCACCATTCCATTCACTCCTTTTCATAAATTTCTTCAATTCGTCCCCTTAATTGCAACCGTCTTAACGCGCTATACATTAGTTCGTGTTCAGCCCTGATGTTCTTTTCCATTCTCATTCCATAACCGATATAGCCTTTGTAATGTTTATAAACACATCGACATTTTAGCTTATCATCTACCCATAATAAGCCCCATTTATCTGGCATATCTTCTTTTTGCAGCAATCCATTAGGGCAGCAATAAAATCTAAATGCCCCCATGCCTTGGCTTAGATCAATTCTAAAAACCTTTTTTCTGTCTGCTATAAAGTCCGAACGGGACATCTTGCACTCGACTACCACGCTATGACCATAACCGCCAAAGCCAATCACATCCGGTATTTCTCCTGTAGAAAGCGCCGCGACCAATTCTTTAAACGCCACTCCGCAGCTCACGTTTTTAAGCACCCATTTATAAGCTGCATTAACCAAATCTGTGTGTGTCATATTCAACTCCTTTTGTTACGTTTCTGTAAATTCCCTAAAGTTTAATTTTGCAACGCCGAATTTATATGTTATGTACGCATTTTTAGGCGGGATTAAATTTGCAGGATTAAATACCTTAACCCCTCCGGTAATTTTTTAAATCGTCGCGCTATCAACGCCAAATTGACCAAATTTGTTATTGTGGAGTTGTAGTCTCCTTTGCTTTTCGCAACGCTGCCGGATTGCCTTTTCGGTTACTAAATGGATTCTTGCCCATCCGAAACGGATATAATGGGCAACGCTCGACGGTGCAATTCCTTACTTCATCTTGCTGCTGACAAGCGCAATCCATACATTTAGCTCTTATCACTTTTCCCAATACACTCATGTTAAACACTCCTTTGTAATTTTTAATTTTACCTCTTAAACGCCTGTCCACTCGGCCTTTCGCTTAATCTTAAAAAGTACCGCATCACCTCCAAATGTTTTTCTGTCGGCTCATTGACCAGCATTGCATCTAGGTACAGGCTGACTGCTTGCCTTAACTTTAGCAGCGGGTCAAGCATCGCGGTCAACTCTGCAATGCGTTGGGTTTTATGGCTATTAATTGTTTGTAAGTTACTGATTTTGTCGCGGGTTTCTTTAATCATGATTGCTCCTCACTAAATAAATTTGGTTGTTCTGCTTCTTCCCTTTGTGGGGCTTGAAATAACATTTCTTGTGCCGCTTCCTTTTCAAATCTTTTACAACCATCTGCAAAATATTCCGGGTCAATTTCGCATCCCCAAAAGTCAAAACCCATTATTCGGGCAGCAATTCGGGATGATTGTGATCCTAAATGAGTGTCTAAAATTTTGTAACCCGGTTTGGCATAGTTTTGTAATGTCCAAATATATAGGGCAACGGGTTTTTGAGTTGGATGGATGCGGGTTTCTTTGTGCTTCATATCTTGTTGGATCATGCCATTCCATTTGTAGCGAAAAATTTTAACACTTTCAATTAAATCAATGCTCGCCAATTCGCAATCACTGAAAGGCGTATTGTCATTGACTTTATCCCAAACAACTCTGCCAACCGGTTGCAAAAAATTATAATAATTGCATCCCCAAATTATTTGATTGCTAGAAACTCTTTTTAATTCGTCATAATATTTTTGATTAGGAATTCCAAAATTCCAAAACTTCGCGTTCCCTTCGTTTTCTTTACGGTGGTTTTTAATTCGGCTGTTAAAATAATCAGCCTTGGCAACTCCTTTAAAATACGGTGGATCGACTATAGCCAAATCAAAAAATTTATCAGGAAACTTTGCCATAAAGTCCATACAGTCACAACATTCAACGATTGATTGACAATCCATATCCTCACCCCTTCCCTGCTAATAAAGTCCAAAGTTTTGCCTGATAGAATCAGGGAACCGCCTGCATGTTCTAACTTTTTTCTTGCGCTTGTGCTTTTGCATGCCTAGCTTTGCAGCATGTCCTATTATTGTTCCGTAAGCTATTCCTAAAGCTTCTGCTATTTGTTTTTTAGTCATTGATTGATAATTGTCTCGGATGTATTGATCAAACTCCGGCGTCCAGCGCATTTGGGCCTCCCGTTATTAATTTGCTTGTCCCCGTCAGCCTTAGAATCTGCTCATTCAGCCGTTTCTCCTTGTATCCGGCCTTGTTATTGTCATAATACTTTTTAAACTGTGCCATCGTAATTGAGATATTTTCTGATTCGAACATTTCCCGTAAGCCCATTTCGTTTACGGTCTTGCCTATCAGCTCATTGCTCCATGTTGGTTTCCAGCCATTGTATTGATTTTCGATTGAGCAATGGCCTGACGTGATAACCTTTCGGACTTCCTCCCATGCTTCCTCGGCACTTGGCGGCCCCGGCATTAAGCTGATTGCCGCTTCCCTGATTTCTGCCGGTGCCGGGAAAAACTTGGTTGACGATAAAACTTTAATTAATGCGGCCTCGGCTAGTTTGTATGGGATCTCGTTTAAAACCATGCGCCAAACAGTGATTAAATCGTCCTGCTGTTCATCTGTCAGTTCTTTTTTTAACGGGAAGGCCGCTGTAGTCATACAAATCAATCGTGCTATTTCCTGTTCAGTCAACTTTTTCACCCCTTGCAATTCGTTTTAAACGGCTCAAATTTGGTTCTTTAGGTTTCTGTTGATGTTGATTCATCTGCATTTCCAACTTGTCAAATTGTTTTCTGAGTTTATCAGCACTCAAAATATTGCTTTTCCAAAACGAATCTGACTGGCACCATTCAATTACATCGCGAATTTTTTCGTGTTTACGGTTATCACGTTCTTGCATTAGCCGGATAGTATCAGCCCAATCGTTAAGGATTGGTTCTTTAAAGTCTGGCTTGTTTTTCTTGATGCAGTCTAAAAGATATTGGGCCAACTCCATGTGAGGCTGAATGAATTTATACTTTTTGGGTTTAAGTGGCGTCGGCGGATTTTTTTCGCCGACAATAAGATCTTTAATATCCTTTACTTTACTTTCCTTTACTTTACTTTGCAGATTAATGTTAACACTAACCTCGCTCGGCGGGGTTTCTGTATACATAAACTCGTTTGTGACGGGTTTCTGTATACATAAACTCGGTTTTTGAGGTATTCCAATCTTTCTTCTTTTGTATGCATCTGTCACTCCGTCGACAAAATGTTGGCACCAAATTATTTTTTCATCCCATAATTCCCGGTCTATTGATCCTATTTTTGCAAGCAAATCTATGATCTCGAATGCAGTAACTTCACTTAGATGAGTTTTTGCTAACATATACTCAATATTAACCGGGTTATTGCAATCAAAAACATGGCCCTCTGTTTCGCCTAATATTTCAAGCAATTTAAACCAAAAAGAATATCCATCGTTACCGAATCTTGATTCAATCGCAAGCATTGATTTACCATGTTTAACATTGTGTGGGAAGTAATCAACTACTGCTTTTTGTGGTCTTGCCATGTCATTCCGTTCCTCCCCCTCCTTGGCTAACTTGCCTTATTTGGCGCTACTTATTTCCTCACCCACAATTTTCTAGGCCCCTCATACTCCCCATCCCTCAATCGTCCACAAACCTCATGCGCCTTTTCGTAGACTTCGCCGGGACGATCTGACCTACCACAAATCCGTACAATCACAGGAGACTTTTTAAGCCCCTTTTTGCCCGGTATCCATTGAAATATACCGACACTAAAGGTTTCACACTGGCTGGTCTTATCCGGCGCACAGCTGCCGGAAAAGTCATATGCGTATAGGTATTTCATTTACTCACCTGCTTTCTTAAAATTTAGTGCTTTAAGCATACCTCCGCCGCAAATACCATCGGGTTATCAGCCCATTTGTAACCAGGCTTGGCGTAGGAATCCCATTCTTGCATAAATCCTACTTGTGGCGGTTCAATCCACCCAGTATTATAACAGTCTGTGCAGCCGTGTTCATCCGCATTGGGATGAGTACACACTTCGCCTTCGAAACCTTCCGCAATTGCCTCTTCCTCCATTATCTTTTGCACCCTCTCCGTCCAAATCGTTTCTGGCACAATCGTCAACCGGGAGGCTTCGTGAGGCATAGTGACGGGGGAACGCCAACTATATCCAAAGGCGCTCATTTGTCCAACTACTTCATCTGGTTGTTCGTCTGCTTTATAAAAATACTTTGTAATGCCTCCTGGTGCATTTTTAAACCACGTCTCCTTACACCAAATTTCCTCTCCAACCGCACCGAAAGGGCAGGTAAAATGTTGAGCTTCCGCAAAAAATCCATCAGGGTTATACCAAAACAGTTTTCCGTCATATCTCCCGCTAATTTCTCGGCCTAATTTATAACTGTCGTCTGGCGGCTGTACCTTACAAACTCTCCTTATCTGCCCTTTGCCATTTTTAAGCAGGTTTTGGACTTCAAAGTCGTATAGGATTATGTTCATTTTTTCCTCCTTGTCACAATCCATAAAATCCATATAGCTAACGCGCTACCAATTGGAATTCCAGTAATCAAACCGGTATGATAGGGGGTCATTGGGTGGTCTCCTTCGGTAGTTTGGGCCAAAATTTCATCCAATGGGTAATTTCGCAATCTATAACAAGTCCTTGATCGCTTTCCCATATTCGAGGTAACGGGAAAACTTCATGATCCACAATTTTGAAATTTTTAGAATAATGACCGAAACCAATAACTCGTAAATCGTTATTGGCTAAAAACACAGTACAATCGTCCTCCGGAAGTCTCTCGCTACACTTAATCCACGCCCGTTTCAAGGCTTGGGTTAACTCCGCGTTTTCACGTTCTAAGGTGTAATAATTGTTTAATAATTGCCCATATTTTGGCATCCAAAATTTATAATCGTTTTTGATACATTCATCATTATCTTCTGTATAATGACAAATTCTCGTCGTTTCCCCAAAACAATTACAATTTTCACAACTTCTTTTCATTTTGCAGCGCCTCCTTTGCCTTAAAAAGTATCAATTTCAAATAATCGTTCGTTAGATCATTTTCTGTTGCTAGGATGATAAGAGCTTTCTTGTGGGTTTCCAGCTCTCGTTCCGCTACTGCCTTTTCATCTGTTAATTTCACAACCTGCCATTTCAGATTTTCGCGGTCACGAATGATATCAGCAACCTCTTGGGCCAATTCGGGAAATGAGTGAGCGGTCATTTTAGCTCCTTCCCGGCGCTAGGGTTACTAGCGCCGATCGTCTATTCCTACCTTTCAAAAAGCCAAATCATCAAGACTAATTCCATCAATCTGATTGTCATAATCTTTGAGCATTGCAATAAATTTTTGAATATAACAATTTTGATAGGTCTTGCCCTGATCATTTGGTTTACCAGTTTTCAGCCTAACTTCGATTACTCGATCTAATAAGTTCGGCAAAAAATCCTCTAAATCACCAATGTTCAACAATTCAAGCCCAATTTTGCCAAAATCAGCCTTCAAATATCCAAATCGGCTCGGATCATCAAGACTGTTTCTTTTAAAAATCAAACGATTAGTATAATTGCCTTCAACTACTTTAAGCCCTAATTTTAAAGATAACCTTCCATCGTCAGATTCATCAATTCTAGCCTCATCAACAACGGCAACGTATTGACCGTCCGGTAAAGGCGAATACTCTGTTTTCGGGGCCTCGGCCTTTCCCCACTCATCATTTAATTGGCTCAATCTGTCTTTGTAACTCATAATTATTTACCTCCATTAATTGCTTTTTTAAAATTTTCCTCAATTGCTTTGTAACTCATATCTATTTCAGCTGGAAATTTACCAGTTCTATCTCCTGCCTCCCAATTTTCAGAGGGTTTAGTTTTTAACATTCGCCTTAGTCCCTCAGTAGTCGGTTCTGTTGTAGCAAAAAAGATAAAGTCGCACATTGGTAAAATTACCTCTTTGGCTTGCTTCGACATTGTAGGAACCCATTTTGTTATAGTACCAGTCCTAGTCTTAATTTCAGTCGTTTCCGCATGACTAATAAGCACTAACCCATACTTTAAAAGGCTCAGTTTAGTAATAGCTCGGAAAAATTCATCTTTAACCAATTTCCAGCCTTTCCCCCAGTCAAGTTCACTTTCATGTTGAATATTTTGTTTTTTACAAATATAATTTGAACAATATTTGAATAAATTATCTACTGTATCAATCAAAATTGTTTTGTATTGATGATCACCTTTTGCAATTTCAGCACAAGCCATAATAAATGTTTCCCAACTATCAACCGGTATATTATAGGTTTCTAAGGCGTTTAACCCTGCCTCCGTAGCAATAAATAAAGGACTATCAAATTGGCTTGCAAGCGTCGATTTACCCGCTTTAGGCGCACCATAAATCAAAGTTGTGTATTCGTTAAAGTTAATTTTTGGTTTAGTAGTTTCTTTGGGTAATAATGACATTATTTCGTTGCCTCCGTCATCCAATTTTTAAATATTTTTTATCAGTTACTAGCTCAACACCGGGAATCTTTTGACCACTTTTTAAATCTACAAGTACAGCTTTTTTATCCAATTCAGCCGGTTGCGCAATCATATAATCAGCAGGTATTTTTGTAACATCAATTACATTTACACTTGGCGGCGATTTACGAAATGATAACGGTACAATTCCATCGACTTTAGCTATTCCAACTTTAATCAATTCGCCTTCTAAATACTCTTTAATTCCATCGTATCGCCGTTCTAATGATTGCCTTTTAGCTTTCAAACGCCTTTCCTCAATCTCATAGGCAGTTGCGTCCGAACCGATGTTTTTAAGCAATTTAGCCATCTCTTGGGCTTTTATGACTATCTCACCATCGACTTGCTGAATGGCTGCCATGATTTCATCAGCTTCAATTGATTCGTCATCCAACAAATCGATTAAATTTTTGTAATTTCCAGTTAATTCATAAAGTTTTGGCATTTATTCATCATCTCTCCTATCAATTTTCTTCAAATTCTGTTTTGCTGTACAAATCATCAATCGTGCTTTTAACGTCTGACAAAACATCATTTAGGTTATAACCTTGCTCTTTATCCCAATAATGGTTGTAATCACAGCCAATCTCAATTATTCGGGTGTCGTTGTCGGCATACAATTTACGATAAAAGGTAATGCCGCAATGGAAATTTAAACTTCTCAAAAATTCATTGTCTAAATAATTACAAGCCATTTTCTCCAATCCGAATGGTTCCGCTTTAATCCATAACCGCTCAGCTAATTCACGATCTTTTAATTTATCAATTGGTAAATAAATATAATAAGTAAATTTATAAAAATCGTGCGGATGTTGGATTTCAAAACATATTTTTTTATAAAATCCTCGCGTTATCTGCGTTGCTGATAATTGTAAATTGTCGTTCATCATTTTTCCTCCCTATCATATTTTCTCGCCATTTCTTCCTGATAATTCGGTTTCCCCTCACTGCCACACAAGGCACAGAAAGGGTCTTTTAATGCTTTATGGCAGTCAAAAGTATATTCCGTTGTCCAAACCTCGTTGCAATAAGGATTAGTACAAAATAGGGTTATGTAGTCAGACATCTACTTCTACCAAACCAAAATGTTCTTTGACTTTTTCGACTCCGATATCATCCAAAAGCCGCTCCAATTCAACATCATCCAACCGATATTCTGTTTTGCCATTGCCCCAATAGGTAGATTGGCAGCTACCGGCTATAATTTGCAAATTCATCAAATTAGCCTCCTATCATAGTTTTTGTTAATTAGGATGTCCCGTAGCAGTCTTGCTGGTGGATTTTGCTTAACTGCTTTTATATCCGCCTTGACTCGCAAAAGGTTAATGTATGTCATTTTCAAAACCTCACTTTCATATATACAATTTATGTATGCTATCAAAGATCATCGCCCCTTCAATATAACCTATCATGGGCAAATTGTTCTGGTGTTCTAACCATTTACAAATCCCTCCATATCGGTTATAATTTAATTGTTGTTTGACGTTAAAAGCGTCCGTTCGGTACCATCCGCGAAATATAAATTACACTTATACCCGTACTTTGTTGCGAATATGTAGTAACCGGCTTTTGCGCTCTCAATGTTCCAAATCCGTTTCGTATCGGTTCCAAACGGGCTAATAACTTCGAGTTCCCAATGGGATTCAGTCATGATTTTTCCTTTCTCTGCTCTACAAAGCGACTATTCTTCGATTTCGATTTCGTCGGTGTAGCGTCTGACTATAAGGCCACTTAAAGCCCACCCGTTGGCGGTGGCGGGATCTGATGTAACATCGACGAGCGAAACTAATCTAGGGTGGAAACAGCTCCAAAACTTAATCTCCTTCTTGACCATCCGTTTTGGTCTCTCTGGAATGTCGAAGTGGATTTCGTTCCAGAAAAGAATAGGCATTAAAGCATCATGTTCATATCTGCCATCACAGCCAAAAACATGATTGTGTCCGTTTTTGAATTTTACAAAAATGGTTTCACTACAAGAGGTTTCGATTAAACCGAATCCATCTTCGATGCTCCACACTTTATCCCCGACTTTTGCCTGACTAAAATCATTCTTTTTAAAATCCATTATTCGGCCTCCTTATTTAATCGTTTCATATGTAACGTCCTCGAAAAATTCACTTAGCAAATAGGCACATCCAGCTTCTTTGTGTTCGTGCTCCGGCTCGAACGACGACATAATAGCATTAATATGTGCTACTGCTTTACCCGAATCAATGCCCGTTTTTGGAACCCATTTAACATTTTTCAATCCCCGAAAAAACCAATCAGAAACAACCTTGTTCCATTTAGTATTCCCGTCTTTGAATTCATCCGGAATGTCTTTCCACGCAGGTAATAGCTTTTTCATATCTCCACCAAAACACAAATCTATTCCGCTAACATCTTGAACTTGGATCATTTCTCGTCCTCCACCTCAAATTTGACTTCATTCGGAAAACATTTCAGTTCGACAAATTCCGGATCATTGCCAGTTTTAGGATGATGAGTAAACGCAGGACAAGTATTACTGCAAAACCATTCTGTATTTCTGGGACATCCAAGCGGGAATCCGTCTCGGTCAATCATCATAATTCCGTTTTCGTTTGGCCCTTTGATTTTTACTTTCACTGCCCTACTCCCATCCTGATTAACATCCCAGTCAGATATATCACTCCATACATCATCAATAACCCAGCGATCAGCATCAGCAACGTTTTGATCCCTTCCCGGTCGGTAATCACCACCATCGCCTCCGCCCGAAAATGTGATACAAAACTGAGCCGTAAACGTGACGGCCTCTGTAGGCTATCCCAGAGAAGGTTTTACGAGCTTGACCGGCATAACTGATAATCATTGTGGTACCTCCTGAAAATCAAAAGACTCGCTTATGACGCCACTGATTTTTTCTCTGAGCTGTTCTTCGGATATATCAGCCTTTAAATCGCCATTAATAATAATAGTGATTGCTGTTTTTTGTGTGAATATAACATACAGCGCCGTTTTGATACGCAATAAAAATTTCATTAAACAACCTCCCTATTTTCCCGGCACCATTGCCGGATTTTATTGTTCTCCGCTCGTTTCGCCTTGCGCAACTTAAGCTGTAGACTTGTCCACGGGTCACGCTTACGTAACCGGCGCTTCCTGCGAGTTTGGCGCACTTAAGATCCCTCCTCACAACTGCACTATCAGCATCCCCCGGTCAATCGTGTAGTCATATTCCCCGACCGGGAATGATATATCAAAATATTCGTAAAACGGTCTGGCATCGATATGTAAGTTAAAAATCCCTTTGATTTTAAATGAATCTTCTGAACCATAATAATCCAATGGTTCAAATTTAATCTGCTTTTCATCTGGGTCATAATAAAGGTCAATATAATGGTGAGGGTACAAATCTGAGACGGCCTCTTTGGAAAACGCGATTTTACCATTTTCTAAAATCTGGATTTTCTTTTCACACATTGCCATTTCCCCCTATTATTTAAATTGTGATTCCAAACCCTTGATAAGCTTGTCCACCCGTACCATTTCCCACCGGTGAAATCTTTTATGATGCAGGCTAGGGAAATGAAATTCATCATCGAGGGGTTTCTCGGGCTTGCAGGGTGTCGTTAAATTTACTTCGAAATCAAAAGGTTTCTTAGGCTTGCAGGGCGGCGACAGATTCATTTCAAAACCGTCAGATATTATTCGAAAATCAGCAAGCCAGGGATACTTTTTTAGATCCTTGTCAAACATTCACGGCCTCCTCGTCCGGAGTATAAAAACAATAGATTTTAATTTCGTTCGGGAACGGTCTTAACGTGGTTTCGAGCCAATCAGTGATTTCGCCGTCATCGCCCCTAAAAGATTCACATATGGCACGTTCACGTTTGTCAATCTTTCTCATAATTTTTTGAGCTTGTGTTTCCGTGCAATCATGTTGTCTGATTTCAATTGCGAACTCTTTGAATCCGATATCTTCAAGGGTCTTGGTAAGCTCTTCAAGCTTGGTGTTTAGCTCTGAGTTCATTTCGTCTCTCCTTTCGGTTCGTATAACACGCAGGCAATACTGCATTCGTCGCACGGGGGATCATCAAAAGATATTTCGTTGTGTTTACAGGTGTCACACAAGCATTCGCCGTAACCGATTGTTATTTTATCGCCTTGGTTCATTTCGTATCTCCCTTCACTTCTCCGTTACCCCGAATAGTTCGCAGAGGCATCGCCTCTGGCCAACCATTGATCCAGTGCCGCCTTGCTTATCCGATATTGGCACCCGATTTTCCGCGCCGGTATCTCCCCATCTTCTACAAGCTTCATAACCACCGTATGCCGCTTTTTAAGATACTTCCGGGCTTCGTTAACGCTCATTACCTCTGGTTGCGGTTTACGTGGCATTAGATCACCTTCTCTCCAACCTCAATCCAATCTGCGTCATTTTCGTCCAGTCTCATCACCGAGCCGTCTTTTTCATTTAGCAAAATATACCCGTCACCAACCGTAAAAGATTCAATTTGGTCAAGATAACAAATAACTTCCATGTCATTTTCTTTTTCGTTTTCTAAAATGATGACATTTCGTGCCGGATCATTTTCCATTGCCAAATAGTATTTATTACCGCTCGAAATGTGATTTAACTCGTTTAAAGCTACCGATAAAATCAAATGTTTGTTCATGCTAAATCCCCCTCATATTCACTGCATTAGCAACCCTTTGTCCGACTACCGAATGAACATTGGCGCATCGCTCATTCCCGTAAACATCCTGTTCCTCAATCCGTTGGGCGCTCACTGCATTCGTAAGGGCAATTTCTAAAAGTTGAATCTCACTTAAATGATCCCTAGTACTCGCTGAGGCCGGAAGATTATTGACCGCCTTAAATTCCTTGGCTTTCATTCCGATAACGGCAACATTTGTTGCGTCAGCACACATCGGGAAAACTTTAGAATCATGACCGTGGCATCCTAAAACCTTCACATTTTGCTTAGTGGCATCAATCGATTTTAACCGGACGGTAATCCATTGTTCTGACTTGCCCTGCTTTTGCCAACCTTTAATCGCCCTTTCACGGCCTCGACTATAGGCTAATTCCGGACTGCGTTCCTCTTCCAAACGTTCCCTGACAACTTGGTTTGTCCAAATTGCAAGTTCGGGGGATAAGTACCGGGCATACTCTAAAGCTATTTGCCAATGTCCCCAAGTGCCGCCGCCCTTACCGCGCTTGGTTTTTATAATGTGGGATTTTTCCACATTTAACTTTAATGCCGCTTCGATTAAAAATTCTTCGGTTTGTGGTAATCTTGACCATTGACGTGGATCTTTGTTGGCGGGTTCGCCAGCGGCTTTCCATAAATCATTTAAACTGATCTTTTCCTTGCCTTCAAAAGCAATTTGGATTCCGTGAAAATTCTTTTTAATGATATTGTCCATTTTATCAGCCCTCCTTTTTGTTATCTACTAAAAGTAGAATTTTTAACTAAAAAAAATCTGATCGCAGGGTATCCCTACAAACTCAGAAAAAATTTTGGCTTGTTCGATTGTAAATTTGTCGGGATCGGTTTCAAGCTTTCGATAAGTTTGGACATGGACTTTCAAAACATCTGCAACGTTCTCTTGGGTTAAATCGTGTAAGATTCGTGCCTGTTTAGGAGTGTAAGTCATTTCTACCACCTCGTTTCTCAATTGTTACATTTATATAATACTCTACTTATGGTAGACTGTCAACACTTTTCAGTAGATTTTTTTCGAAAAAATGTTGACTTTTTTCTACTTTAAGTTTATATTATACATATATTAGTTAAGAAGGGAATTGACAAAATGAACATTGGAGAAAACATTAAACGGTTGCGCCAAATATATGATTTATCGCAAAAAGATTTAGCAGAAATAGCAGGAGTAACAGACAAAGCGGTTTCAACTTGGGAAATTGGTATAAAGGAACCCCGTATGGGAGCAATCCAAAAAATTGCAGATTACTTCGGATTTAAAAAAAGTAATATTATCGAGGATGATGGATTGAACAGTATAGAAGCTATCCGCAATCATGTTGTATCTAATAAAGAGACTAGTTTTACTCCAGAAGATGCAGATCTGGTACGAAGATTCCATGCATTGCCAACTGTGGGTCAACACATGATGTTAAACACATTAGAAAACCTTGAGGAAATGTTTAGCGAACCCTCAGCAACTAAGCAAGATCGGGCATGACAACAACAAGATGACGCAAGTCATCTTTTTACATAGATTATAAAGTCAAGAAGGTGATTTTGTGAGAGAAAAAAACGGAAAAGGTACAATAATTAAAAGAGGTGACGCATATTTTCTCGGAATCCGAAAAGGTAAAATCAATGGAGAATATATAAAGAAGTGGATCAAATTAAAGGCGAAAACCCTTGAAACTGCCAAAGACGAGCGAGACGATATCAACACTGATCGACGGCGAAATGTTTTTGTAGAACCAACCGCTGTAACGGTAGAAAAATATGCCAAAATATTTTTGGAAGACACGCAACGTGCGGTAAGCCGTGGCCGAATTGCCAAGGGAACTTATGAATGGTACGAAAAACGGCTGCGGTTACATATCATCCCCGAAATTGGCGGTTTAAAACTCACAGAGATTAAAGCACGGGACTTACAAAATCTTTATGATGATTTATATGAGCAATCAACCTGCAAGGCGGAATCAGCATATAGAATCCTCCACAAACTATGGGCGGTCATTATCGAGGACGATGATCTAGATATTAAATATAATTTGGCCGAAAAAATTAAACGCGGTGAAAAAGAAAAGTATATCGCCCCAACATGGACAGGTAAACAAATAACCTATTTTCTACAGCATGCAAAAGAACGACGGTATTATGAACTATTTTTAATGGGCTTCGGCGCTGGAATGCGGCTGGGGGAAATTATGGGGTTAACGTGGGACTGCATTGACTTTAAAAATATGGTAATCCATATCAAACGGTCAATTACGCTAAATAAAGTTTATGATTTAGAGAATATTAAAACTTTGCTAAAAAAGACTAAAAATCAAAGCTCCATCCGGGATATTAGAATGTTACCGGTAGTGTCTGATGCATTAAGAGAGCTAAAAAAGAAGCAAAGAGCTGAAGAATTGAAAGCCAAACGCTATTATGATTTTGAATTAGTAATAGCCACTCAGGACGGCAGACCTGTTAACTACTCAAACATTAGAGATAATTACTGGGCATGGTTAATTGACCAAATAAATAACGAAGATAATCCATTACCATATATTAAACTCCACGGTATGCGCCATTCATGCGCCACATGGTTATACGATGAGCTTGGAGTACCTTTAGAGATTATACAAGATATTTTAGGCCATGCAGTCCCGCAGACAACAAAACAAATGTATGTACACAAAACAGTCAGGTCACAAGATCATGCAATGGAATTGATTAATCAAAAATTCAGAGAAGCAGGTTTGTAATATCGGGTAAAAACGGGTAATATTATAGCAAATAAAAAGCGACTTGTCAAATTTGGCAGGTCGCTTTAAAATGCAGTAATGACGCTGGTTTTCAGAGTTTGGTATAAAGTTGGTATAAAGCAGGGCAAATTTAAAGGGTTTGCAGTTTATGTTAACAACCTGTAAACCCTTGATAATGTTGTGGTGCCGAAGACCGGAATCGAACCGGTACGCTCTTTAGGAGCGAGGGATTTTAAGAATCTTGTTTATGCTCCCTAGCTGCCCGTTTTTTACCTAAAAGTCAAGACAAAACATATAATTTACATATATTGTATAAAATTGTTTTCCCTTATTTTTTATTATTTTCCGTAGTTGTTGGTATAAAGTTGGTATAAAGAAGTTTAGCTGGTATTTCTATTTTACCACCCTCATTCCATGACTATTTGTAATCGCCTCCTTTCGAATGATCAGCAACAAAATTAACGAATTCATTACAAAAATAATTTCATCAATTTTATACAGCTCATCCTCCAAGAACAGCTCCCCCTTTTTGTTTTTGTTTACATTTATATTATACTCCCATAACATTTTATTAACAAGAAGGAATATTACGGTAAACTAGCGAAGGGATCTAGAGCGTACTGCTGCGAATGTATGTTCGTATGATATCACAACAGAATAATCTGGCAAGCCACTTTATATTGTATACGGAAAATGTCAAGTACAAGATGTATGAAGATGGGGGATTTGTCAGTAGGGATAATCTCGGCCGGTGCCCGGTCCATCATCCCGGGACCAGAGTTACGGTCGGAGCCCGTCACTCCTTTAGGAGTTAGGGAGTTGGACGTAAAAGAAAAAATCCCCATTAGGGGACTATTGTTTCTTGTTTACGCTTTTCATTTATAAGCCTTTTAAACTCTTTCAAATTGTAAATCTCGTGCTCGTCCTCTCCCCATTCGCAAGGGAAAAAATACCGCTTACAAACAGGGCATTGCTTTTGCTTGTTTCCAGCTTTAATTTGGGAGCTGGCGAAGTCGTTCCAGCCATTGTATGACAGTTTGACGGGTTTGTGCCAAGGGCAAGGGTTATTCATTATTCCTCCAAACAAGCCAGCAGAAAGGCTTTTGTTCGCTGTTCTGGGGTAGCGTTAACTAAATCAAACCAATCCGAAGGAGTCATTAATTCGGGTCTGCAAACGGAAGGTAGCACTACATCAATCAGCTCGCACATATATCTTTCTTTTAGATTTATTTCCTTGACTTTTTCTTCAAGTTTATAAGCATGTCGAATGTCATAAACCGAATTCCAAAATTCTTTCTCTACGCCCATAACCTTTGCCGTCTATTCGTTCAGCCACTCCGGCGTGGCTGTTAAGATTTCTTCTCTAGTCATGTCAATTCTCCTTCTCCCTGATAAATCTATAAAAACAGTCTTTACAAAAATCAGCATAGATTGTAATTGTGCTTTCTATCTCTTCGCCATTGTCATTATATCCACTAAAAATAACATCTTTATGTCGCGCGTTCTCAACATAATTGCCGGAACCGCATTCAGGACATTTCGCCATCTTAATCTTCCCCCTCGTATTCGGCTAAAAACTCATCTTTGCCCTTAACTTTTCTGATTACCTTTTCCATTTCCTCAATAGTGTCAATTAGATCCCGATAAATAATTCCAATATGTGGCTTATCTATAGAAAGTTGTTTTAATTGTTCAATCTGCTTTTTGGTTAGCATGGTTTCTCCTTAAATAATGATGTTATTATACGTTTCTACCGCCCGATATAAGCTTGATGTTGATTGCACTATACACCCATTTTGCTTAACGTCATATTTAAGACATTCGGCAGATACAACCATTTCAATCCTTTTCCCGCGTCCTGGCTCGTAATATGCAGCAATCGTTTGTTTGTATTCTTTGGCTAACATCTGTTTATAATCTTCTTCGGTTATGATTTGTTTGGACATGTTAAACCTCCTTCATCCCAAACAATTTCCTTGCCCAAAGCCCCGCTTCAGTTCTTCCGGTTGTTTCATATGATATCGCTGCCAATAACGCTTCATTAAAGCTATAGAAATATTCATGAATATCTTTATTGTCAACTACAACGGGATAAAGGGTTTCTTTCGGCTCTTTCCGTTCAAGTTCAACAATAAACATTCCATCTTTAATTTTGGCAACATCTTTTATGCGATAACGCTTGTTATCAAAAAATTCGCGGATTTTATTAAGCTCATTTTCACGTTCATATTCCCGTTGGGCCGCCCAATACATCTGAGCTTTTGGAATGGCCAGCATTTTGTCGATAGTTTCAATAACTTCTTCAACTGTTTTATTCATTGGTTTCCTCCTTCGCATCTTCTAAATATTGGATCTTAGCAAATGGAATTGTTTCATATTCTCCCGCCCTATAAACTATTAATTTTCTTTCAAGCCAATTGATTCCCCAAACTTCATAAATACCTGCATCACCCTTAATTTTAGCGTTATATTTTGGTAAATCATTAATTTTGATTAGTTTCATTTTCCCTCCAATCTTCCGGTTATTCTCCCGTCATTGCATGGTGAGCCATAGCGGACGTTGTTTCATCGATTTTATGTTGTTCTTCTTTGGTTAGTTTTTTCCAATGATTACAACGTTTACAAGTAGGATTATAACTGCATGGCCAAGAGCAACGTTTGTTTCGGCACACTTCATAAAAATCTTTTGGTATCATTTGCTTGTATCCCCAATCAGCTCCGGATTCTCCTTGACGTGAATAAAACCGTCATTTAATAATATAGGAGCAGAACGGTGGCACACCCTTTTACCTGTATATCCGCACTCCTTACAACCAAACGGCCCGTATTTAACCCCATATTCTCCATAATCAGTACAACCCTGACAATCTTCAGTGGTTTTTTCATCAACGCATAATAATCCATTATGTATCAAATATTTTTTTCGTCGATCTAAATGATATTCATTTATTAAGCTTGCAATAATATTTCTTTCGGTTTCGCTATTCATCGCGATGCCGATATATTTATTCATTCTCGGCCTCGCTTTCCTCATCTTTCCAGCACCCGCAAGCAATCAACTGACCGCCGCAAATCGGGCATTCCTCCATATCACAGCCTAAATGGTGATATCGACCTTTTAAAGTATTACAATCATGACACCGCTTATTTTCGGGCATATTCTTCCCAAAACCACCACCAAATCTTTTTTCGGAACCATATGGAATCCGATCAAAAACTTTGCTATCAATAACCATTTTCTTGATACAACCGTTTGAATTGTGCATTTCTTTGCCGCAGTGAGTACAAATCATTTTTTATCCTTTCTTTCAAAATATTTGTCGAGTGCTTCCCTCAAATAATGCGACTCGCTTTCACCTGTTTTCTCCTTTAACTTTTTTAATTTTTCGTCTTGGTCTTTCCTGATTTGGTAAGTCCTTTTTAATAAAATCTCATTTTTCACCCAATCACCCCTTATTAATTGTACCATAATTATACCATAATTTTTATGATTTTGTCAATAAAAAAACGCCCTCGTTTTTGAGACTTTATAGTATCGTGCAAAACAAAAAGAGAGGAGCTCGAACCCCTCTCTTTTTGTTGGAATATTATATTTCCGTGCCTTTATTTTATTATATCATATAAGCGTATAAAGTAAAATATAAATTCCCTTATTTTCGTTTTAGGCTTGAAAGTAAAATAACAGTTGTCACATTAACATAATTGTGTTATTATAAGTAAGCAAAGCCGAATAGCGGATAACGCTATTTGCCGCCGACCCACAAATCAAGTCTCCCGCCAAGAAGCTGATGATTTGTGGGTTATTAATTTACATTATACTCATCAAAACAACAATGAAAATCAACAATCCCCGCTGAATCTTTAAGCTAACTATCTCCCGACTGATTTTCTTTTTGTATTCGTTCAAGGATGAGCTGCTGCTCGCCAATAAGGTCTGAGCTGCTACTAACTGCTCCTTGAGCGTCACTGATTCGGTTTGATATGTCGCTAATTGAGTTTTTAACTGCTCCAATTCCGCTTGATATGTTGCTAATTTCTGTTGTGACTCCTGCAAGTCCGTCTGAGATGTCGCCAAGTCCGTCGATAATTGACTGTTGAGTTGTTGCAACTGACTGGTAATTTGTAATAATTTCGTCAAGTCTGCTTCGGACATATTGTAATTCGATTCGGCAAAAGTAATACAGGGTAATAAAAACAACAGAAATAACGCCAAGAATACCGATACAAATTTTTTCAAACATGATTCACCCCCCATTTAAAAAGGAGGCGGGATTTGCCCGCCCTGAATGCTATTTAGACTCTTTGTTTAAGCTGATCGCGGTTAATACTTTAACAATGGCCGCTAAAACGGTATCATCTTTAGTAGTTGGGGTTAATTTGACGATAATGCTCGCGGTAGTAACTATAGAGGTTACCACCAACGCCAAATGTTCCCAATTCGCGGTTAACCAAGTAATAATATTAGTCATGATAAAACATCTCCTTCAATTTATTTATTAAAAAACATGCCAGATTATTTAGCATGTTTCTTTCCGCATTGATTCGCATCGTGCAAACCAACCATCTAAGTTAACTTTTTGGTCAGGATCATTGACAACAATGTTTTTATGGTAAGCCTCTCTAATATCAACAAAGGACTTAACCAAGCTACTGCCTAATTGACTAGTCGCCTCTATGGTCTTGTTGCCAATGGCACCGTCAACTGTAATGCTATTGGGTTTGAGTTGATTAATGGCCTTTTGCAGGAACTTTGCCGCTGTCCCCGTGCCACAATTGACTCCGGCGTCATAAACATTTTCGGCTAAAAGTTGGCATGGGATTTCCGCCAGACGATTAACATTCCAAAATTCAGCCCGGTAAAACAAAAGAACCAGATTTTCCAGTTCTTTATCGGCGCTCAAGGCTTTATTTAACGATTTAACATCGTGGCAGCTCTTTTTGTAACAATCTACTATTGCCCACCCCTTCCACTTAGGGTGGTAATTACGGGCGATTCCCCGCCAAGTTTCGCCTCCTCTATCGGTCTTCTTATTAGAATAACCTGCCTCGATTTTGCAGGTACGTAGGTATGCCTTTTTGAAGTCTGCCATCATTTATACCCTCCTGCTGAAAACCATGTGATTATCCCTGTTAGTATTACCAACAGAGCATCCCAAACCATATTACTGCCTCGGGTTTTAACCGCCGTTTTTCCCTCTAAAAAAATGCTCTTTTCTTCCAGCGTTTTAACTCGTTGCGATAAGTTTTCATAATATTTCTCCTGATTTAATGTTCTTTCATCCACCCTCGTAACTGCTTTTTGTATCTCAAGAAGAACTCCTACAACATCGACATCCTGCTCCATTTATACCGCCACCCTTCTTTTAACCAGATGAAGCGGCGGTGAATACCCGCTGAAACAGTCAATAAAATCTTGCATCCTCATCACTCCTTAATTTCCATAATTTACCTATTGATATTTTAGCGTGAGGACGATATTATTTATATGTCCTCGCGCATACCCGCGAAGATGATTGGAAGGTGTTTCCCGTTAGCGCGGGGACACCTTTTAATTGCAAAGTAAAACCCGGTTGATTGACCGGGTTGAATTGATTAACTCGTATAGCTTAACTTTACCCCTAACTAGTCCCTCTCCACCAGCCCTTTGACCGTCATCCCGCTAATCGTATACCCACACGGCGCGTAACTCGGAACTGGGATCGTCGCCTCTTTGAGACCGTCGCGGACAAGGTCAATCGCTTCCAATGTGCCTCCGTCCGGCGCGGTTACCGTTATATCTGCTGTAATTCTGATTGTCGTTTCAGTCATGATTTATCAGTCCTTTCGTTAATTTTTGATTAGCTTGACTTTTTGAACACCCTCGTTTATAGGCTTCAAACGCTTGATACATAAGCATTTGATCCGTGTCTCATAAAAATCGGTCAAGCTAATTACTCGTTGCTCCAGTTGTGTCTCCCTCCACCTCCGGGCACTCCCCGGCATGATGGATACTCCCGTCCGTCTCGGTCACATAAGCCACTCCCTGCGCAGTGTCAATCTCCATTTCCTGACCACATAGACTGCATGTTACTATCATCGTTACCCCTCCGTCCCCATTATTTTTTGATAAAATTTCTCACCGACTTCAACTTCCTTCGGCTCGGTGTATTCTCCATTGTGCAACCACGCCTTGACATATCGGTGTTTACCTTTGTGCTTGCCAACAACGTTAATCGATCCGTCGCCGGTTCGGAAAACAATCCAGCATTTTTGGTTTGCCCGAAATAAATGTGTTTCTTTGATAGTTTTAATCATCATTAATTTTGGCATGATATCCTCCTTTTAAGCGATCGGGTGATTATAAACCGGTGTCGGGTCGAATATCCCGACTGTGTTAACGTCGTTGGGCATTAGGTTGTCAAAGTCCGGATCATCCGTCCGGGCGATTGATGAAAGACGGTGTTTGCCGAAACGGGTGTCAAGATAATTAATAGATCCATTATAACTACCCAAATAAACATATGATCCAAAAGCGGTTGGAAGGTTTGGGCTTGAAATTGTTCCCGTAGCAACTTTTGTTTGAGATTCTAGGTTCCAAAACTCAGCCACTGCTTCGCTTGTTGTCCAAGATACCTTATAATAATAAAAACCATTTGGAGTTAAGGAATCTGCAATATCAACCGTCGATGTTACTACGTTGCTTGTATATGTTTTTAATTGCCAATAAGCGCTTGTAGCAAGATGATATATGGATATCCCTGCACCAGTGCCATTAATTATGTTAAAAAGCCTAAAAAATGTTGATCCATCCTGCCTCTTACTTACATCTGTAATCTCCACAATCCCCTCAATCGTCCCCTCGCTCACTGACAACCCTGTTGTCGGCATGGTCAGGGATTCGGCGGCGCGGGAAGTGGGAATGAAAGAAGTTGGGTAGGCTTTAGCTTCGGCCATTGGATGCCATGCGATAAAATCGAGAGAATCGGAAATAGTATTAGTCCTAAATTGTAAACGCAAGTTATTTGTTCCATCCCCGACATCAGATAATGTTATTTTTTTTATTTCTCCAGCCAAAACATCAATACTATTTCCAAGATTTGATTGTACTTTAACTGTAATGGTACCAATGTTTTTTATATAAACCGTTTCGCTATATGCTTGACCGGAAGCCGATGGAAGCACTAAATTATAATAATACTTAATTGTACCCGTTCCACCGCTAGTCTGAATCCTTGTAGCATCAGAACAGTCCCACTCTGTGACTGCCTGATTTTGCGTAAGCGTTACAATTGTACCGTCAGAGGCTATCCACCCCCCGAATTTTTGATAGTCAGTACCAATTAAATTGGCAGTCACCTCTTCAACCCATGTAACCCATCCAACCCCTGCGACATACTCTAACCTCGGCAGCCCCGGTAAGGCAATCCTGCCTAACGAGTCATAGGCCTCTGAGTTGCGGCTAAACGTCGCTCCTGTAATCGCCGTGCGCCGCGGCGGTGATAATATCCTCATCTTAACTCCTCCTATTCTGCCGCGCTGTAAGCGACAAGCTCAAAAGCGCCTTGAGCGGTAGCGCCGTTTACATAATTTAGCCTCAAATAGCGGCTATGGAATATCGCGTCAAAAGCATACGGCGTACTGGCGGTAACGGCTTGGG